GCCTCAAACCCCGCGTGAATCCTCAGACGGCGTCACTGCACTAGATGGGCCTTCGCGGACCAGGCGCAGCACGCCTTCGCATCGCCCGTGAGGCCCTTCCGGCTCGGAAACGGGCTCTCCCGTGGAAGCGCAATGGGCTGTCGCGCGCCGCCCGCGTCATCCGCTTCGTCGAAAGCCTGCCCTGCACCAAAGGCATCAAAGCCGGTCGGAAAATGCGCCTCCTGGCAGGCCAGCGCCGCTTCATCGAAGATGTGTATGGCCGGCTAGACAAGGATGGCCGGCGCAAGGTCCGGATCGCGGTCAAGAGCGAGCCGCGCGGCAACGGCAAGTCGGGATTGGTTTCCGCCCTGTGTCTGGCGCACCTGCTCGGCCCCGAGAGCGAGGCGCGAGGCGAGTGCTACTCGGCGGCTGTCGATCGCCAGCAAGCGGGCCTGCTCTTCGCCGAGATGGTCGCCATCATCGAGCGGGTCCCGGAGTTCGCCGCGCGCTGCAACATCGTGAAATTCTTCAAGCGCATCGAGGTGCTGTCCGGCGATGGCGACGGCAGCGTCTATGAGGCGCTTTCGGCCGATGCGCGCCGCGCTCACGGCCTCAGCCCGACCCTGTGGTGCTTCGACGAATTGGCGCAGGTCCACGATGCGGAACTGCTTGAGAACCTGCGCACGGCGATGGGCAAGCGGCACGAGTCGCTCGGCTTGATCATCTCGACGCAGGCCGCGACCGACGACCACGCCCTCAGCCGGATCATCGACGACGGCTTGAGCGGGGTCGACCCGAGCATTCTGGTCCACCTCAGCACCGCGCCGGTCGAGGCGGACCCCTTCACGGCGGAAACCTTGAAGGCCTGCAACCCGGCTTGGGGCGTGTTCCTGGACGGCGCGACCATCCTTTCAGAGGCGGAGCAGGCCCGGCGCATCCCCGCATTCGAGCCGCGTTACAGGAATTTGCGGCTGAACCAGCGCGTTCAGACGGATGTCGACAACCGCATTGTGACCCTCCCCGTCTGGAAACTCGGGGCGCAGCCGTGGACCGAAAAGCCCTTCACGGCCGCACCGCCTATGCCGGCTTGGACCTGTCGGCAAGCACGACCTGACCGCCCTGGTGCTGGCGATCCCGTCTGACGAGCGAGAGCCGATCTACAGCATCGTGCCGACGTTCTGGACCCCGGCTGGGGCGATGAATGCCCGCCCGCCGGCCGAGCGCGACCGCTTCAGAGAGTGGATCGCAGCCGGCCACATGATCGAGGTTCCCGGCCCCGTCATCCGGTACAGCTACGTGGCCGCCGAACTGACCCGGCTCGCCAAAGAGTTCGATATCGCGGCCGTCGCTTTCGACGCCTGGAGGATCGACGATTTTCGGCAGGATCTGGCCGATGTTGACGCCGACTCCGACCTGACCCTTGAGCCCTTCGGCCAGGGCTTCAAGTCGATGTCCCCGGCGATCGACTACTTCGCCGAGTGCGCTCTGTCCGGGCGTCTGCACCACGGGATGCACCCGGTTTTGACCGCGTGTGTCGCTAACGCGATCACGGTTCACGACGCGGCGCAGAACACCAAGATCGAAAAGGCAAAGAGCAACCGAGCGGCCCGGTACGGATCGACGGCGCTGTCGCGCTGATTATGGCGCTCGGCCTGGCCCGAGGCTTCGAGGCCGAGCCGAAGGTCGACCTTGACGACTTCCTGCGCCAACGCGGTGGCCGCGTAATGGCCATCGGCGTCAGAGCCTGATCAAGAATCTCACCTTGCGCAGCGAGCGGGTGTGGCTCGCCATCGGCGGCGGCGACACTTGGCGGGAAAGCCCGTCACCCCTGGCACGGCCATGGGCGTGGCGGCGTTCTGGGCGTGCGTCCGGAAGTATTCCCAGACCATCGGCACCCTGCCGATCGGCCTCTTTGAGCGCTGGAGGACGGCGGGCGCAAGTCGCGCGGGCGATCATCGCCTCTACGGCTGCTCCACGATCAGCCGAACGCGGATCAGACGGCGGTCGAGTTCTGGGAAGGCATCGCGGCCTGCCTCTGTGTGTGGGGCAACGCCTTCGCGGAAAAGCACCTCGACGGCACTGGGAACCTGATCGCCCTGACTCTCCTGCGGCCGGACCTGGTGAGCGTCGACCGGGATCGGAACGGCGGGCTCGTCTACCGCTACAGCGACCCGCGCGGGATCCGCGACTGGGGCGAAGACGAGGTTTTTCACGTCAAGGGGTTCGGGTTCGGCGATGTGCTGGGGCTCTCACCTCTCACCTACGGCCGACAGACCCTCGCCACGGCTATGGCGGCCAATGAAGCAGCCGGCAGAACCTTCGCCAACGGGATGCGGCCGGGCGGGTTCTTCAATTACGAGGGGCCGCAGCTTCTCACCGCAGAGCAGCGTGAGCAGGCGAAAAAGGTTCTGATCGAGCCCTTCCACGGGGCCGAAAACGCCGGAAAGATCGGCATCCTGGAGGCTGCCGCGGGTTCAAATGGCAAGACGTTGCCATGCCGCCGAAAGACGCTGAGCTGCTTCTCTCGCGGCGGCATGACGTTGAGCAAATCTGCACGTTAATGGACATGCCGCCGATCCTGATCGGGCATTCCTCAGAGGGCAGACCATGTTCGGCGCCTGGCGTCGAGCAGCTGATGACGGCCTGGTACGTGACCGGCCTCCGCCCGTACCTGTCCGATCGAACAGGCCGTGAAGCGGTCCCTGGTCCGGCTGGCGAGCGCGGACGATCTACGCCGAGTTCAACGCCGAGGCCTGTTGCGCGCCGACAGCCAGGCCCGCGCGAACTCTAATCAAAACTTCTCCAGGTTGGCGCGATCACGCCCAACCAGATTTGCGACCGCGAGAACCTGCCCCGTTTCGAGGGCGGAGACGTGCACCTCGTGAACAGCACCCTCGTGCCGCTCGCACAGGCCGGACAGCGCCCCGGTCGCGTCCAGCCCGCGCCCGGCGAACCCATTCCGGAGCCGGCCACATGATGCGCAAAGACGCCGCCACGAGGTCCGCGCCTTCGACCTCAGCATCAAGGCCGTCTCGGAGAACGGCGAGTTCGCCGGCTATGGGTCCGTCTGGAACGTCGTCGACAGCTACCGCGAGAAGGTGGCGCCCGGCGCGTTCGGCGAAAGCCTCGCCAGCATGGCCAGCAAGGGCCGCTCGCTGCCCGTCCTTTGGCAGCACCGCACCGGAGAGCCGATTGGTGCCTGGGATGTCCTGAGAGAAGACGAGCACGGCCTTTACGGCGAGGGCACGCTTTGGCTCGACGAAGCGCCCTACGCCAAGCTGGCGCACCGGGGCATGAAGGCCCGCGCCGTCACGGGTCTGTCGATCGGATATTGGGTCCGCGACGACAGCTTCGACGAAACGACCCGCATCCGCACCCTGAAGGCCGTCGACCTTCGGGAAGTGTCCATCGTGACCGATCCAGCCTGCGATGAAGCGCGGGTCGACACGATCAAGGCGAAGCTCGCGGCAGGCGAGCCCATCACCGAAAGAGAGTTCGGGAAGATCCTTCGGGAGAGGGGTTTCTCGCGCTCAGACGCCGATCAGGTTGCCGAGATCGGGTTCAAGGCGTGGTCGGCGGGAGCCGGACGGCCTCATCAGGCGAGCAATTCGGCCGGCTTGGGCGACCTCACGAAGGCGCTCTCCGGCTTCTCTCTCCCCCAAATCTGAAGGCACCGAAAATGACCTATCACGACCCCCGACTCACGGCCGTTCACCGCGAATACGGCCGCAAAGATGCCGGCCAGCGCGCCGACGATCAGGCCGAGTTCAAGGCCGTTATGGACGCGCTCGCCAAGCGCGACGCTGAGATCAAGTCTTTCGCCGAGAAGGCCTCCGCCGAGATCAAGGCGAACGGGACGATGGCGGCCGAGACGAAAACGGCGCTGGAGAAGATCGCAGGCGACGCCTCCGGCCTTCAGGCTCGCCTTATGGACGTCGAGCAGAAGCTCGCACGGCGGGGCGGCTCCAGCGATGGCCCGGCCACCAAGTCGATTGGCGAGCAGTTCACCGATTCCGAAAGCTTCAAGTCGCTGCAGGGCGTCGACAAGGGCCGTGCGCGCCTGAAGGTGAAGGCCGTCACGACCATCACGTCGGCCACCACGGGCACGGCGGCGTCGGCGACGCGATCCGGCCGACCCGCGTTCCGGGGATCATCACCCCGCCAGACCGCCCGCTTACCATCCGCGACCTGCTTATGCCGGGCCGGACGGACTCTTCCTCGATCGAATACATCAAGGAAACCGGCTTCCAGAACATGGCGGCGCCGGTCGCCGAAGGGGCTCTGA